ATCCGAACTTTGAGTTCGGTTCCGCTGACTTGCGCTTGCGTCGTCATATCAAGCATTACGACGAACACGCAAGGAAAGTTAGTTTCTATTCTTGCGATTTGGTAAATGAGGGCAAACAAAAAAGCGGGGCGTTTGCCCCGCCTGTGAATAATACCCTCCGCGTAAAGGTTGGGTTACGATGCTATAAGCTGCTCCGCACGTTCCATTATCTCCCACCAAAGATACTTCTTATCGTCTTCTAGCTCGTAGAACTTGTCTAAGGCCTCTTCGTAGTTGTCCTTTTCGTTTTTCAACTCTTCTTCAAGCTCTTCAATTTGGTAACGCAGGTCTGATATTGCTTCGTCTTCTTCTTCATCCCAATCACTCTCATCTTTTTCCCCGTCCTCGTCGTAATCATCTTCTTCATCTTCGTTTTCTTCTTCGTCTTCTTCGTACTCTTCTTCGTCTTCTTCGTACTCTTCGCGTAAAGATTGCAGTTCATAGCGTAAGTCTTCTATCCTATTTTCCAGATATTCCTGCTCGCGTTCTGATTCTTCTATTTGGTTTTCTAGTTCGCTAAGCTCCGAGTAGATGTTGTCCAACCTGTCAAACAGGTCTTTGAAGTTTTCCATGTTAGTGTAGAGGATGTAGGCTGCAACCCAGTAGTTTTCGTCGTACTCTGGGTCGTCGGGGATGTAGGCTTGTGCTTCCTGGCGCCATTGTTTGATACGCTCGGAGCTGTCACCTACTTCGTTCATCTTTTCAATCATAGCTTCTAAAACTTGATTCACACCCTCATCGTGGATGAGGTACCGGAGTTCTTCTTGAACTCTGGTTCGGTTTTCTTTGTGCGTCGTCATACCAAGCATTACGACGAACACGCAAGGCAAGTTAATATAAGTGTGAGATGCATGGAAAATTAGATAGATTATTGTCTATTTACACAAAAGTTTTTATTTTATATATAAAAAGTCAGTAGTCAATTGTATCCAGCCGCTTTTATTAACAAGTAGAGGAAGTATTTCACTTTCTGCTTCTGCTAACCGTTCAATAAATGATTCATCATACTGACTAAGTCTAATGTACAAAACAATGTAACTATCTTCTATTTCAGGATCTTTATACACATCAACGACAATATGTGCTTCTGGAAAATGTTTTTTAGCTACACTTACTGCAATAGGAATTAAGTCTATCAAGTCGCTAAAAAGAGATAAGTAATTTTTGATGTGTGTCCGATTATTGATCTTAACATTGCTCTCCAACCATATTATAAGGTCATCAATGGGCATATTTCTGGAACTTTTTAACTTTGATTGTGTTGATATCGAAATAACATACAAGAAAATATTATACAGGGACAAACTTTTCTAAATTATTATTTTTCAGATAGTTCTTGTAGGGTTAGGATGACTGAAGCTATGTCTGTGGAGCGGGCTCTGGTGGATGACCGTAGCCCCTACGGGCTACCTAAAAGCCATCATGTGACGAAGCAGGAAGCTCAACTGCAAAAGGTTGAGCAGTCTGCCGAATTTAGAACAACCCTAGTTGCGTAACAGTTCGATCTATATTATTTTTGCCGATTTCTATATATTTTGGGTTTATGTCTATACACACGTAATTATGGTTATTTTCTTTCGCCACAACCCCGACAGTACATATCCCCGCGAACGGGTCTAGTATAGTCAAAGGGTTTCTAGGTATTAAGGCTTCTGATATTGTCAGAAGTCTCTTCACTATTTCTGGTGTGAATGGAGCGGGGTGTTCTGTTTTGTTTTCTGGTGGTCTCATAGACCAAACTCCCTTCCAGCTAGCTATATAAAGTGGCAACTCTGGTGGGGGTTGCTTTACAAGCCAATATATTCGTTCGTCAGTCTCGTATAGCCGCCACCCACGAATGTTGCCAGCTATCATCCTATCCCAGACAATCTCCTGCCAGACAATAAAAGGCGATTTAAGTAAAAATGACACAGGATGATACATTTGTTTTTTATAGTATCTTACCTTATGATTATAAAATACCTGACCATCAATCTTAGTTACGCGATATAATTCATTCAAAATCTGAAGCTGCCATTTTTCGTATTCTTCTTCTGGCATGTTGTCCTCGTAAACTTCGTAATCTATACGTCTAACTAATTTACCACCAGCATAGTGTTTATTATAAGGTGGGGAAGTGATTACTACATCTATGCTTTCGTCTGGCAGTTTTCTTAAGACTTCCAAACAGTCGCCCGTAATAAGATTATTGAGGAAATTCTCCATTTATGATACATTATTCATCGTATCGGTCGTGTGAATGACACCAGTAAATGGGCAAAACGGAATCCTTGAAAAGCCGCCCTTAGGTTGTGTGTTACTGCTATCAGGCGTGCCAGGTACATATATTTTCTGTCCAGCTACGATGTTAATCTCTTTACTTTCGTAATCAGCTTTACCTTCTGTGAATTTGATGAAAGTATTTTGTTTGTAAGATATTTCTATACCCTCTTCTGTCATGTGTATTAAGGCGTCCTTATGTTTTATACTTATGTCATTTTCTGTAATATCTATTGTACTTTCTGACGTGAAGTGTAGTTTTATTTTGTCCAGTCCGTGTTCTGTTTTGTCGGATAGTGGGATGAAGTAGGCGTTTGTTATTGCAATATTAGCTGGGATTATGATTATTACTTTGTCTTCTACTTCTATGTTATGCGGTGTGAATAAGAGGGTACCTGTAAATGTGCCGTGTCCATAGTCAGATGTAGCTGTTATGATCCTTTTTTCAGTATCTACTACAGAGGTTACTGTGCCTTTCAGTATCATTACACTCATTGGACTACGGGCATTACAAGTATCTGGACATGTGAACGGCCATCCTCATCGTCATAGAAAAAGGCTACTGGACGGTTAGGGGCTTGTATCCCAATCCTAATCTCCTCTACTGCCGTGATGTTACTAAGTATTTCAGAAATCCTATTGACAGACAATGATAACTCAATCTCATCACCTGCCCACTTTTCTATCTCTATAACTTCTAACCCCTCACCAAAACCATAAGAATTCTGCATCAAAGTCATAGTGTTATTCTTAATGTTGATTCTAAAGGCTTGTTCTTTACTATCAGATATCTTCTGAAACCTTTTGATTACTTCTATGATTTTAGTTTTGTTTACAACCAGTATATTATATTCGCTTTCTGGCTTTATTATACTATCTACAGAAGGGAACGGATAGTTTATAACATAGCTATAAACAGAATTTTTGTCGTCCGAGAAACCCACTATTCTAAGCTGTTCGCCTTTGTCGTAGATTAATGTTATCTTGATTGGATTTTGCTCCTTAGCGCTAAAGAAGTTTTTTATAGTCTCTACGGTGTCATTAGGCAATGTAAAAGACACAGAATTAAGTATAGCTGTATCTGTATAGTCTATAACGCACATGGCCAATGTTACGGCGTCGGTTCCAATAAGTCTTATTTTGTTACTGCCGATATTAAAGTTGATTCCGTTTAGACTTTCCCTAGGGTCTTCTTTTGCGGCAGCGAAGGCAACCTTTTGTATGCCTGAAATAAGTAAAGGAGATGGTATAAAGAATTCCAGATTCTCACCATCTGCTTTTGTGTCTAATGCGCTCCACTCCTCCGGGAATCCGCATTTTATGGTATACTTGGATGTATCATCAGGTTGTATCAAGAGCTGACCGTTATATTGTTCTGTTTGTGCATGACTTCCGTTCGTATCGTTGCTTTTAACGTGTCTGAAAGTTAGAATACTATCGTCGTTATATGTACTGATAAGGTCTTTGAGGGCTTTTTTAGGTGCTAAGACTTGTAGTTCGCCTCCGTTGGGTATCGGTAATATCGGAAGACGACTTGTGATATATACGTTGCCAGTTCGTGCTTCTAAAATGCCCGTCTCGCTATCTTGCTTTATACTTATATAGTTTTGTAGAATATCGGGCATTAGTGATCTGCGGTCTCCGCCGCTTTGTGCAATAGCTTTTACGATACGCTTGATGTCGCCTGCTCTTACTGTGAATGCCATGACCAGCCACGCATCGAAACTCCTTATTTTCGTATATTTACACTAACTATGCGGCTATCACGAATCAAAACCGCACTCATCGTATTATTGACAACCTTATTACTTTCCTGCAGTGGAGAAAAACGAGCAGTCAAAAAAATCAGCAAAGCTGTTGAACTAACCAGCCCAGAATTTGTGTATAGTTACTTAGTAAATACATATAAGCTACCCGAAACACCATACGATAGTTTGGAAACCCTAACCATAATTCGCGATAGTATAAGATTAGATACTATAATTCGTATAGATACATTGAAAAAATCAGATACAATACAAATCAAAAACGATAGAATGCAGATTAGAATCATCAGACAGAATGATACAGTATATCTCAAAGGCGATTGCGTTACAGATACAATAATAAGAGAAAAAGTGGTGTATGTAACAAAATACACAGAACCAAAGAATTCTTCTGACAAAAACAAGTTTTATGACGAATTTATTCCCATAGCTTTCATAGTATTCGTCGTACTATTCCTTATAATTGCTATAGTTAGAGGTATTAGAAGTTATATTAAAAACAACCTATGAGAAAAATACTTGAATCGGTAGTGATCCTCACATTACTTCCGCTTTTGTTTTTTTGCATAGAACCGCAAGATGTATTCCTTTTAGCACCTGTCTCATTTGTGTCCACAAGACAGATATTGTTGTTATGGAACAGACTTAAAAACCGTAAGTATGATGGTACTGGTATAAACGCAAGTAACGAGTTTTCAGATCGGTTTGACGCTAACATAGTAGAGTTAGTTGGTAAAGTAAAGGCTCTCGTCAATGATTACATCAATAGAAAGAGAGACAGGGTATTAAAAAGGAGTCATTTTGTAACATTTAGAAATCCAACCATAGATCAACTTAGGTCGTTGTCTGATGGTAAGTACCTTTGTATTGACTTGAGTAGGTATATCAATTCTGACAAACTCGTTACGGAACAACTAAATAATGCGTTTTTGGTAATAAAAGGGAAGTATTCTAATAGATTTAAGAGGAATTATATTTTTGAGCAAGCAAAGGAAGACTATAAAACTTACGAATTTTCTATATGGCGTCAAAAATTGGTAGTAGACACTTATGATGTTGGGCCTGGTAGGAATCTTGATGCTTTCTTACACAGCTATGATCTAACAAACCAATACGAGTACTACGCTTTTGATTACTCGTCCAGCGAACCCGACCACTACTTTGATACAAACGAGATCAATAGATATAACCTAAGCGCTACTAGTTATTGGTTCACAGACAACTTGTGTATAAATAGTTACTTATCTAATGAAAGAACCAAACATGTTAAATCAGGTGTATTAAACATACCTTTCATTCCAGACGCGAGCAAAAGAGCTTTTGCATTTCATAAGTTGACTAAGGAAGGTACTTTAGATGGTATAACATTTTATGACTACAATGTTACAAGAGTCAAAATTCTTAGAGCAGCGGAACATATACCATTTGGCTCGGTCAATAATGGTAATTATCGTAGAGTTTTTATGGATTTGCTTTATAGTAGTATGCCTACTAAAACAGAAACTATTTCAAGAGGTAATTATAAAAGATACATGTATCCGTATTTTTACGTTCCAACTGTATTCTATTACGAATCTTTCAACTTAGATCATCACAACAGCGCTTTCAGTTTCCAGCACGCTACTAATGGGTATAGTTATCGTGACCCGTTAGTAAATGAAAATGCCTTTCAAAACATGAAGACTTATGGCTATTTTTATCCCATGCGTCTTAGTGGTTCGAATTGGATTGACATACCTACTAATTTAAACTCTGAATACGATCTTTGGGGTTATACATTTTTGATAGCAGGCTCGGGTGACGATTTGACGTTTAAGCATGCTGGTTTTGGAGGGTCTTTCAGCTACGGCATGTCATTGAAGTATTTGCCTAGTTCCAAGTATCGCTACGGCACTTATTTTACGCCGTATTACACTTCCGATTACACTGTTTCTGGTTATGCTTCGGCGGCAATGATGCACTTCTATGCTTCCCAAGATTTTGTAAGATTTACCGAGAGGAGCCGTAAGACATACATGGAAAATAAACTGAATATAAGCGATAAAGACTTCATGTATCACCAAACCACGACAATACCAACTGGCCTAATGCCGATGTACCAAGAGTTTTACCCTATTTATCTCATAGATTCGTATTGTTTTGTAGAGAATAGGAAGGAAGCTATATTGTTGAAACCTCCTACATTCAGTAGATATACTTTAACTCCTAGACAATACAACTTTCATTTTAGAATACCTTTTGGTATACAGGAAAACGAGCGTAGGAACAATACAGTTTTAAAAGCTTATGCTCAGGCTAATAGCTATTATCACATTAATCCATCTACTGGTTTTTCTGGTATAACACCGACTTACGCTTACTTTACAGCACTTTCTGATTATCATACTATGCTCCCACCATTCAACAGACAAATGGCCTTTCTTGCGGTAAGAGCAGTAAAAAGTATGAATGAAACAATACAATTGGTAAATACAGTATCCAATTCATTTTCGGGTAAGCAGCTTATAAATAATAGAACGCAAAATGCTATACTTACTAACTTCTGCAATTGGGTTAACTACCCAGGTACTTATTCACAATTTATGAATGAGAATCAAATGCGCGATAATTATTTATTTGCCACTTCGCCTACTAACATTAGAGGGTTGTTATGGAGTAATGTATATTTTAGGAAGTTGATAGACCAAGGTGCTGCTTATGAGTTAGGGTTCACTGGCGCAATTGCGCATATAGATGATAATAGTATAGACATGCGTTTAAGCCGTATTGTGCCCTCTATTCAACCCTTTGGGATTACTAATGTACCCGTAAGGGTAGGCTCGGGTGCAAATGTTCTAGAAACGCCTAGAAGACTATGGCGGATGAATGTTTATAGCGGCACCATGCGTGGTACTTACATAGATTTTAATCCTAATGAAAGGTTTTTCCAACAACGAGCAATAGCGTTGGCTTTAATGAGTTATACATTAGCCGTTCCCGACTATCCTGATTCTTCCCCTACTATACCTTGGTGTTGGCAGTCTTTTGATAGTATGCTTTCTTATGCTCCGGAATTCGGCGCAGAAGCTAGTAGATACGGGTTAGGGTATGAGTACCGTTTTGCTTATTTTCATAACGATATACATCCGATACCCGACATACGATTATTTTTAGGTAATACAGACAGTAACTCATACAGATTACCGCTTCTAACTTATAATCATTTATCGCCATTGTTTTTTGTTGTATTAACTGATAGGAACGGGAATTGGCAACACGGTCAAATAGACAGTCACACGCCTAACACCAATATGAATACGCAAAACACGGAACTTACTTATTTATATATTGTGCCGCCAGATTATATGTATAACCTTAAACTCCCTGGTCCTATTAGGAGTATAAGTACCCATAGATTGACAAGTGCATCGCTGCGCGATGTTTATACGGTCGCACGGTACGAGTTTTTCGCACCTTACTTGCCATTGTATCCATACAGAGATGTAAACACCACATTACCACGATTTGATATAAAACCACATCTGAAAGGTTTTAATATTTATAGAGATATACGCCCTATGGAAGATGTCCCTGAAAGCATAATAGATACAATAGGGTATCGCATAAATAATCCTAATGACACCTCAACCACCGGAATATTTAATTTGAGACGCTATGGCTACTATAACAGCTTCTTAGGCTACTTCTTTGTTGACGTTGGTGGCAGTTTCATAGGTATAGAACGTATTAATAACATTGAAGGGCTTCATCTTACCGACTACATTGAAAGAACGATCAGATATTTGGTAATCCCATATAACCCTAGTGGCACTCCATTTGCCAGAATATTGGTTAGGACTGCCGGTCCCCTCAGTCCCGATCCCCTCGAGGGAACTGATTTTAACCCATTTTACACAGATGCAGGTTCTGTGTGCCTAACTTCCGAGGTTAGATATGATATCCTAAAATATGCGATAAATAATAGGTTGTTATATCTAACAGGTGATGATGATAAGCTAAAAGGTTATGTTATAACAATGAATGGATTAACTAATCTTATGTTTACTTACAATAATACTCTTTGGAATGAAGGTAAAAAACTATGGTCTACTTTTGATGACTTTAGAAGCTATTACATGAATGGCTACAGAATTTTAAGGTGGACGCCATTTGTTCTAAGAAATGATTCGGATTCTGGTTATGACTTACAAAGAAGATTTCTTGCTTATAGCGTATTGCGTACTATAGCTTTGACGAATAGGATATTTTTCCCTAATGTGCGGATTAGACCATTGTTAGGGATGAATATAGACTTTGCCTCAAATAATAATATCAATAATGATGTAGCGAGGCGACATATAGCTTATTATAAAATATATGACGATATAGTAACGAAAAGCAGTTACTATCAGACCGATTTGCTAACTCCTATGTATATTACATACAATCCTCTTGGAGCCTATGTTATGGTACACGAGAAAGATAGAGATTACATTCGCAGGCTCATGGAAACTAATGTTTTGCCTTCTAATTCTCCTAATAATTCTAATCCCGTACCTTTTAATGCTAGTTTTGATAATGAATTTTACAACGCCATATATAGGAATTACGAGCTTATAGGTCCGTGGAACTTTCATAATCTATTATTCCCGACTTTTTCTACGGGCGAAGTAAGGCAGCCACAAGCGTGGGCATTCTCGCACCCCAGAATGTGGCCCAGACCAATCATGGCTTATTACTATCCTGGCCGCGTAACTCCTAACCCAGCCTATTACCTGTCTGGTATAATACGATACGAAGAAAAAACTTACTCAGGGAGCAGACCATATCATGTTTTAGATTATATAAATACAAAAGATTTTGTTATGGTTATTAGACTTTACAAAGTAAATGAAGAAGTAGTGGCTGAGAGTCTGAATAATGATTTTGTGGCTATTTATCATGATAATAAAGTTTATATACGCACAAAAACTCAGTTTATAGAACCTATAGTACCCAGAACACTAAAAGGTGCCAACAGAGTAAGGCATAGTTTGATGGACTTAGTAAGCGAACCATTTACTATACCTACAACTTCGCAACGGAGTAACTTAGAACAATTTGAAGATATAGTCGGTGGTAAGGTCTTAGCAGATTTGGTTAGCAATAATTCATCTATCCGCGAAAACTATATTGCAGTAGACTACTTACACCCTATTGAAGATGGTATTAACGTCGGTAGTGCCTACTATATTCTTAACGAAGCTAGTGTTATCAATTGCTTGGGTGATGTTCATCGTATAAAAAACAACGAATTGAATTTCTGCGATAGAACAACTTATCCATATGATAAAGATGAACAGGACATTGAGATTATAGTGCCCGATGATTACGGTTACGAAACTACAGTCTTTGGATGGACCGAGGCTCTTTACGTAAAGTTTAAGACAGAAGACGTTTTCACTAAAGCCGCTGGAAAGAATTTTGAAGTCAATAGATATAAAGGCATGATAAACATCGTACCAGAACATCCGATATCTTATGGCATAATAGACGATGTAAACATGCTAAAAAGGCAAAGAGACTACATAACAATTATGGACAATATAAACTACATTTCTTATGATAGAATGGATATTTCTAACCCCATACAAAATGTTCAAAAATCTGAACATATAAGTTTAATATCAAATAGGTTTAATAACCTGAATGGTGCTAATGTTGTTTATAATTTACCAAGATTAGTTTTTAGGAATGAGTTCTCGCGATATCTTCAAAGGCTTATCTTTGAGATAGACTTGCCTGCTCAGACACTTGAATATAGCCAATTTAGTGACGCGTTACGTTACGGTAGAGGTGATACTAATACAAGTTATGTTAGCACTGCTGAGGGTCTCAGTATTTATGGCAATAAAGGTTTAGCCAACGTGATGATTCATGAGATTGAAAGATTTGACGAGCCTATGATAGTATATGATAATCCTTACAATCCTAAAAACATTCTGTTCATATTTATGGATAACTTAACTAATGAACGAGCCGATGCAGATGTTCTAAATGACAATTTAATACGTGTTATTAGGGATAATCTAAATGCTAATACAAATATCGAGAATATTATTAATGTTGGGCCTAATCCTTTTTCGGGTTTTTGGCATATGGAGTATGTTGGTTTCATTACAGACTATGCGTGGAACAAGTGGTCGGCAGGATTGAATGCTGAACCTAGACAGGGATTACTACAGAACACAAATACGATATATGAAGGTTTTAGCAATGTGTATTTTTACAAGGTTGATCTGACAAGTTCCAATAGATACGGCAGATACCTAATAACTAATAAGTCTTCTGTAACTTTCGCGCAAGATGATATTAGGTTAGATAATTATATAAGACTTCACAGTTTCGTAATATCTGCTTTATCACTAAACGCCTTTGCCCCATTTTTAGACTTCACTATATATACTAACTACTTCGGTGGTACTCCTAAGACTGTGTACTACTCAGACGACTATACGCCTAACAACTTATATCTACCATCTTCGTATTATGGCACTGAATATAACCCAAGTACAACACCTAACGAAATACGTAATTCACTTTATAGATTTAGAGTTGAAGATATAAGTGTACAAAATGAAAATCAGAAGTTTTTATTTCCTGCTAAAGACATAGTTACGCGTCTGTTTAGCTTCAGATTACCCGTAGTTACTAAGATGGTTTTTGTGAAAGATGAATTGCCAAGATATAGGATATATCCAACATCTACATTACATCCTAATGACGCTGATAATGTGTACGATAAGGGATTTTATACTATAACTTATGATTATAGCTTAGGTGATGTGCCTGAGTGGAGTAGGATTTCTAATATCTCAAGTTTAGGAAGATTTTACGAGAGTAATGATTTATATTTCTATTACAACGTAATAACACCTGCATCCAATATACAAAACTTCCTAATATCCCAGTTTGGCACTAATAGTACAAACTACGAGACAGTAGAATATAATAATGATCCACTTGTTACTTCTGTAGGCGAGCTTTGGTCTAGTGTAGCAACTGGGAGGAAGCGATTAGTTTACGTTGTGCCACCAAAGCCTTTTGATAATGATAATTACGATGTCTTTTATCGTATAGGCAATCTTTTCGCTTGGCCCTACGATTTGATAGGTGCTAATGTGCAAGCTGAATGTTATTACAGAAACCCTACATTTTTTAACTACAATCTTAAAGCTTGGTATTGGCCCTATATTGGCCGTTATGCTGAGAATCTCATGCATTTAAATGCACAACGAGCTGCCTTCTCGCCATTTACAGGTTATGGCTATTGGATGCGATACTCTAATAGTCAACATATTGTATCGCCAATGATGATGTTTTGGTTCAACCCCAATAATTTTATAAGACCAGATGAAGTTAGACCTACTTTGACTCAAATTAAATTCAGCGTTAACTCCGAGTACGGTTATAGTTATGGCCGTGTGGTGAATCCTTATAAAGATTTTATTGCTTATGAAAGACCCTATGGATGGGAAATTGCTTATGGCGATATTGATAATTCATTGATACTTAACAAATACACAAGGGAGTTCCCTAACAGTACTAACCCAACACGATTATCAGTTGTTAGTGATAGAGTTGTTAGTAATGTAGCCAATAAAGGCGTGTTTGATACGATGACTGTGAGGACTTCGGCAGCGATTGAGATACCTCAGGGTTTTATATATAATATGCTTATTAGTAACTATCATCCACCTGTCCCCTTATTCGCTATTCACGGTATTAATAATAGCTACAAGATTCCTGGGAATAGCATACGTAAACAAGGTATTAATCTAAGAAGGACAAACTATGGAAGTTGGGCATCAAGTCAGTTTTTATATACTACTAATTATTTATGCTTTGATACACCACCTTATGGTGTGCCATTAGGCGGTTCTTTCTACTTACAACAATATATGTTGTCTAACATACCATTGTACTACTATTATAATGATAACGATAGTACAACTGATAGATTGTTTAGGAGAGTACATTTTAACCAGGAGTTGGCGCTTAAACATTTTATACCACCTGAGTTGTATTATCTTGTATCATATCCTATATTTTTGACTAACGAACAAGTTTCTAATCCTAACTTAGACAATCCTAACGTAGAATATCAGTATGAACCATTCTATATGTCTACAGCAAAGCTTAATTTAGTATATGTAGGGGCACAGAAGTTCTATCCGCTTGCCCCTTATGGAATACCTTACGTAAAGGTATTTTATCCCTTCAACGAATTAATGGTAGAATATAACAAAAATTCTATAAGCGAAAATTTTTCTCCTGATATAATAAGATATTCTAAAACATTGTATAGGCTTCCTCTTCAAAATTTTCGTTACAAGAACAGAGGTATGCCAATATATAGTATATATATTGACGGTCAATATGACTTTAACCACACACCATCAAATATAATAAGTGGTAATATAGCTATAAGTCAATCGGCCATGTTGTCCTACTTGCAAAAAGATGACGTCAATTACAACGATTCAGCCTATATCCCTCAAAACCCTAATATTTTTGATCCTAATAATGATATGCACAAATTTTATGCCTATTATGATGCCACTATTGTAAGGGAAGATACTCAGTTTATGTCTTTTTTGGAGAGAAATCGTTCTGCTTTATCTATGGCAGGTGCAATGAACTTCTTGGCTGGGACCAGCCCAACCCTTAAAACGTCCGATCTGGTATTACAAAAACTTTACGAATACTATAGAACCGATACAATGGCATACGATGTGATGATGTTTTATTTCCATGCTCACGAGGAGGAACATACAAGTTACCGCTTAGACAGAATAGGCGTATTAGGACATCCTAAAGACCAAAATACAAAAGTTACAAATGATTTACTGAATATACTTAAATACTCACCTAATATACTTAGCGATATTAATAAACTAAATAGTTCTAATAATACTTATACTATTGATTATTACAATATAAGTGGTTCCTATGCTAGCACTAAAATGATTTTAGAACGGGATATAATCAAATTGTCACTGAGTTCTACTTTCGGTAGTCTTTCTAATAACGTACTTACACAATTGGGCACTGATATTCGCTTACATTTTTATATGACTAATAGATTTATTTACGAAGACTTACTTCTGCAATCTTATCACTACCGTTCGTATGTTCCATTACCTAACGAAGGCATTTATATACCTAATACCCATACAGAATTCAATCTTATGCTTAACCAAAGTGTCTCAGCAAAAGCATTATTTTTTGTGGGCAATCCTTATTATATTAGGTCTGAATTAGCTAATAAGGCGAATATTTACTTTATATATAACAATTATAAAGTTTTGTCTCAGTTTTACAAGAGAGCCAAACGGCATCGGTATCGTATTAGGATGCCGATGGTTAAAGGTCTTAGGGTGAGCGTTGGTGTGATGCCTTTAGGATATAATGCTACGCATGCGTATAGTGTAGGCCCCGCGGGTGCGGTGGGCGCAAGAAACTACTCACAATATACTGATCGTCAGTTCGGTGAGTATCACTTACCAGCACGCGAGACAACTAACTTTTCGTCTATGGGTAGTATGCCATTAAGTAGTAGCCGTGACGTTCAGATAAATGTAAATAATGTAATGCGGAACATCAATAGCAACTTACAAACCACAAAATATTTTCAGTCGCCTAAATCTTTATTCCATACCATAACCAATATCAGACGAGAAGAAAGGGTTATATTCTGGGCTAGAAATCCGTATTTGATAGATGTATTAACTATATATCCTAAACCGCTAATTATAGACCCTGTATCTATATATCAGAAAGAATCCCTAAGCTGTGCATCTTTATACTTGAGTGACTACCTTACTTATGTTCCATACGGGGCCCTAGGAAATGATATCCCAAGACACTTGCCTCTAGATTACTTAGTCAACAGCTCCGCTTATCCTGACCGTAACCCTAATTTTATTAATAGCTTAGCATGGCCAAATGCTGCTATAGATGCGGGAATGGTAGGCGATCTGGTTATTACAAGTAGTAGTAACCCATATATTGATTGTAGTGATATAGGTACGGCTCAACAACGTGTAACTGTCTGCTACTTAGACATGTCATTTTCTTTCCCGATGGGTGCTGTTGTTGAGGCTAGTGGCTTAGGCTACGATAAATGGTCTTATCACCAATGGAAACTCAACCCCTGGTTTAGAGATGTGGCATCAGGCGTGCAGCATTTGCCTGTTCCTCGCCGATGGCTAAACCACATGGTCATGTACACCAATACTTTGCCGATGCTTACACAAACCTTAGAAAAGCGTTATTATCACCATTATTCCACTGCGTTATATGACACATATATCATGCAGCTGCATAACCCTCAAACTTTTTTCCTAAGCATGTATGGTAACCCTACTCATACTATGTTATACCTGTCTCACGTTCTGGGCTCGTCGGCTTATAATAACAAAGTCGTTCATGAAATGAGGTTTGATATGGATCTATTGCATGACTTGACTGATACTGTGACGTACAATAACTATTGGCCGCACATGCAGCATACGGAGGTGAACATGAGAGAAGAAAATAAAAATATCAAAAAGTTTCTAATTTCGCCACATCATTACTATACTGTAAAGGCTCTGATAGAACAAAACTATTACGACCTATATACATTAAATGCTGAAACATTACTTAATTACAATAAATATGATAATCCGGGTAGCTTATTCAGTGGTTTGAATACACTTTCTACGATTCTCGGTTTACTATCTGGCACTATTACAAATTTTCAAAGTCTGTACTGGACTAAAAGAGATTTGATATTCACAACTACGTATAATATAATTGATCACGCTTATAATCTTTATATTGGAATTGTGCGTGATGCTCCTTTCTATGCTATTGAAGCAGTTAGTAATACGATGCCTGCTGGCCGTTACGAGTGGCTCGGCGGCTTATACTTCTTGCTTAACAGTTCTGAGTATATCGTTAGGCATAACGTTCCGCCTCCAGAAGTAAACGATGTTAGAGTACAACCCAGAATACTAATAGAAGAAGCAACTTATGTACCTGTATTTTACACTTTCAATACTAGTTTATCTACACGCCGTTTATCGCTATATAGAACTGCTATATTTGCAAGCGATATAGAACCGCATCCCGTATTTCAACATAAAGGGGAAAGTGCAATTTTTGACAGAAACACACATCACAATGTAGAACATTCAGATACACAAATCGCTAACTCAATATTTAATAATAGTGCTTACAACATAGAATTTGAAAATATTATAGTTAGCAATAGAATGCAAACGCCGCTTAACGATATGTACAAAAAGAGTTTTACTTTTGATTTATTTTACAATACATCACCTAATGCTAGTTTTAGATTTAAGTACAATACTCCTAATGACGAGTTATTCTATTTGGAATTTAATGGTTTTAGCAGGTTCGAGTATAATATGAATTACGCTGACTTATTGATTCGTAATCCTGTGCCACGGTCTATTTTCGTTTTCCCGGCTTACTGGCCCATAAATAAGTTTCGTATAGGGGGGCAACTTTATTACAGGAGCGGACTTAAACTTTTAGGCGATGATGTTAATATGCTATTCCGCTTTCCGAAAGAAATGAGTATCATTATTACAGGTAATAGTCTTGGTGAAGCTTTGGGTAATTGGTTGTCTTTGAGTGTGCCACCACTATTTGTAGAACGTCACGCCATGTGGAGTGGGAATGCCAGTGCCTTTTTCAGCATAGCAGTAGATGCATTTAGTCAGATGAGTTACGTAGATGTAGCTGGCATGCCCGATGCATCTGGTCAGTTAAGGCGAAGTAATAATGTAACATATAATATATTAGGTGTAACATCGTCTGGTTTACTACCCAGAGCATTCAATATGACTTACAACACAAGACGATATAATATATGGAACTTTACGCATCGGATAGATTACTTCTGGTTCGCTTGGGTTTTTGGTTATAGTAACGCACGCGCATATGCATCTATGTTCAGAACCCCATACGATTTTCGGACTATTAACGATCGTTTGACTATCAAGCAACCTGTTTTGCGAGCCAATACACTCTCGCACTACATGTACGATCCGCTTTACTTAGACACTGGGCGTGTTTTCATTAGACCTCGTCTTTATCCAGCTGCCCAACTGAATCGAGTCGTTACTAGTCCTGTGTCTAAAGAAACAACACCTGATGTGCCACTTTTTGTGCTTGCAGACGCTATATATATGAATGACCCAGCTCGTTATTTAGGAGGAGGCGAAACAAGAGACTGGATTAACGAGTTATATAGTTTTGACCACTTAAGTGGTAATCCGCCAACGTCTGTGGAGTTTTACTATATGAACAGTGGTTTTAGTTTTGGTGATGGTGCTAATTGGGAAGGTGTTGAAATACCATCTGGCTATCGCGCTGGTTCCAACGTGATGACGAGACCGTATGGTGGATACGATCAAGCAATCGTTAAGCAGGGGACTGGGGCTTCCGTTGCTAACTTCTATCATCTTGTAGAGGCGGAGCCATCTATGACGCGCCTTTGGAGTATTCAATGCGGTTTGAACACGGCACCTCTCACAAGAACCGGTGATGAACTAACCCACGAATACGGAGTCTCCGTAAGTAATAACCACATGATTACATCTCATGGGCTACATTACGAGGCTACAATAGTAGATTACTTCTTAGGTAACATGTTCCTGTATAGAGAAAACGATAATAGCTTGTACGAGGGACATCCAGTGCCGCATCCTAACTTCATCATATTCGGCAAGTCTGATAATATTTACAAGTTCCTTGGCAATCCTGTGCCGGAAGTCACGTATAGCGCGCCGCCGATGTCTTATACTATAGAGATAGGTCTTAGACTCTATACAGCTTTGCGCAGCGCTGATGGCACAATAAATAGGGATCAGTACCAAGACATTACCATTAGACCGTACCAGAAGTATCTGTCATTTTCGACTGACACATCCGAACAATTGCCTCATACATATAGTTATGAAAGTCTGCTCCAAAATAGCTGTTTTGCTCAGCATGCATTCCCCGCTATGGTAAGGAATAAACATGACATAGACTATCACCACCAAGCAGAATACGTATTTAGTAACGGAGGTATCTTCTCTAACATCGCGTCCAGCTATATCAAGGCCGTAGCACGCAATCCAGATTATTTTGGAAACGTAGACATATAATATAAATGGATTTTTATAAAATAAAATCTTCCGTATCCATAGTTGATGTTGTGCGATCATATGGGATTACTTTGAAGAAGGTAGGCAAGCAATATAGCAGTTTATCCCCTTTCAAACGCGAAACTAAACCTTCGTTTTTTGTATTACCCGAAAAGAATATCTTCAAGTGCTTTTCAAGTGGTTATGGGGGGGATGTAATCCAATTTGTCGCTCTAATGGAAAACATTCCATACGTAGAAGCAGCTAGAATTCTAAGCGAAAGATATAACATACCTATAGATGATACTGAAAAATATAAGCACGACCGTACACAATTTAAAAAACAAGTCGCAAACTATCTGTCTGGTAAGTTAGTTAATGCTGCAAATACAGATGAATATTTATACCTAAAGAAAAGATTCTCATTTATAGAAACTGAGGCTCTGAATAACATTATTAAAAATTTCAAGATCGGTTTATGGAATAAACATGTTCATCAAGAGCTTGTTACGCTTTATGGTGAAAAACGGATAAAGTATCTAAGTTTCCCTAAAACAGACAATAATAGTTTCATTGTATTGCCAATAATAGAAAATCATAAGGTTATAACATTTATGTTTAGAACTATACATGAAGATGCTGAGTACAAGTATATTTATTCCGCTGAGCCTGATAAGTCTCTGATAGATGTTGTCTATAACTATAATATTCATGACCGAAATTCGGAGATTTATGTAACGGAAGGCATCTTTGATGCTATTGCACTTTACAGTATAGGCATTAAGAACGTGGTTTCCCTATTAGGTCTGAATATAAGTTCTAAAAAGTTATCCAAACTAAACAAGTACACTGTAATCAATATGGTATTAGACACTGATCGTTCTGGATATAAAGCTTCTTTGAAAGCGGCGCAGTACTTTATGCTACAAAATAAAGTCGTATACCTGCTTCTTAATACGCCTTATAAGGATGTAGATGAAGCTATAAAAGCTGGTGTATACGATAAAGATACAATAAAACATAAAAAACAGCTAATAACTACACATATATATACTAGAACGTATAAGTCTATCGATTCCGAAGCACAGTATAAGCAGTGGATAAAAAAGGTAATCAATGGCATAAAGGATAGTGATATAAGGTACTTATATAACAAAAGCATTTACGAGGCTATTAAGAAAAAACCCATGGACAATAAAGAAATTTCGAGTATAAATAAAATATTAGAAGCACTTACTACTCCGACGCTTAAGCTAGCATTAGCCTATATAGTAGATGTGATAGATGAAAGAGAAAGGTACAATATGTTACAAAACATGAGGACAGATAAAGAAGAAGAAGTAATAGTTGATATGCTCGTTGAACTAATAGTAAATAGCTTAAATCTTGGTCAATCCGATTGATTGCATGTTCTATATTATGGATACTTAATGCACTACTTGAATGCAATTTTGTATATTTCGATAGTATTTTGTGTAGGCGAGAACCAAGCCTCTAGGGTTAGGACGACCCGAAGTGAAGCCTGTGGAGCAGGCTCTGGTGGATGAACGTAGCCCCTGCGAGCTACCTAAAAAGCCATCCTGCGACGAAGCAGGAAGCTCAACTGCAGGAGTTGAGCAGTCCGCTGATTTGACATAGTATGTTTTGTAGAATCGGGTCGCTTTTAGTACAGTCGCCGTTTATTGCTTCATTTAATAGAATGCCGAATTTGTTGATTGTATCGTCACTATGCATATTTATGGCACTTTTGACCCATAGTTGAGTAACGTTTTTTACCGGCCACTTGTAGTATAGGCGTACGACATCGTCTAAGTGACCGGCAAACGACATCATGTAATATCGTCCCTTACCATGCTCTAAATAATCAAACAAATTAACACAAAGATTATACAAGTCTATAATCTCCTTCATAATTGTGAATTTGTCGAAACATGCCTGCATGATAAAATATAGCAATAGTTGGTATATTTATTTATGGCCAACTTTGTTGATTTTGCCCAGCTTGGGGTTACACAGGGTTATTTAGGTTTCGTTGAGTATCCTAGGCTTTCTGGCGGTGGCAAAGAGTTTTTATGGCAACACATGTGGGATATTGATGTCCCTGTAAAGCCGAGGGCTGTATATTGGCCCGGTCTAGATGTTATAAAGCATAGAATGAAAACACTTTCCTTAGAAGTCAAAAAGGATTTAGTTGGCAGTGTCGATGTTAATATTCGTGGTATCCATATCAAGCAGTATGGCGGTTATGAAAGTGATGGGACTGTAACGTGGGAGCTGATTGACTTTGAAGATCAGACCATTTACGCTATGGCATTATCCTTTATGAGTGCAGGTGGTGCCAATAGATATAAGTTCCAGCTTAGAAAGGAAGATGTTATGATACCAGTTTTTCAAGTTTATTTTCTCAATTCTAGTCGTAAGCCTGTCAAGAGAATAGATTTTTATACCTTATTGTTTATGAACTATGATTACAACTATGATACCCCGACGGAGCCTTCTGGTGCAAGAGAAACAGTAACGTTAAGTTTTGGTTACGAACATCACGACAAAACGCTCCTCAACGTAGTACCTGCATTCACTTTCTAATATGGACATTATACAACCAGAACCTAAGTACATCACTAATTACGAAGCATCTAGAATGTTAGGTATGCCTGTCCATAAGATAGATGAAGTTATTAAGTTATATAGTATACCTCATTATCGCGAGGGGAGCACTATATTTATCAGAAGGGACATCGTACATCATATCAAAGCGTTTGTTACATCGTTAGAGCAGAGTGGGTATGCTTTTTGACACAGCACTAGTTGAGGAGGCTAAGAGAGCTGGTTTCTTTAACATGCCACTTACAATAGACGAGTTTATAGCTCGTCTGGGTTTAGAAGGTTCTATCTATCCGGCATGGATGAGACACCTACGCGAGCTTTTCCCCGACCCGATACACACTGCCCATAATTATATCCTTCTAACTGGTGCTATCGGGACTGGTAAGTCTACTGTTTCAAAAATCGCAGCGTTATACACTGCATATAAGATACTCTGTCTAAAAGATTTGAAAGCATTTAACTTATTCATAACAAAGCCTATTCAATTCGTTTTTTTCCATGTCAAGATAGAAAAATCTCGTATTGAGTTTTTAGAGTATGTTAAGGAAGTATTTGAGAATCATGATTTATTTCAAGAGGTTAGAGAGCTACGATTAGAAAAAGATTTGAAGCCAATTCCTATAGATTTTCAAGCTGATGGTTCCAAGAGCAACTCTTCCATAGGTGGTGATGTGATTTTTTATGTTTTTTCGGAAGCCAACTTTGTCAACGAGGGAGTGATAAGGTTTAAATTAGAGCAAGCTTATAATCGTTTCAAATCCAGATTTTTAGCCGCTAAAGACTATTTAGGTAATATTATTATAGACACTTCTGCCTCTTACGAGGGTAGTGTTGTAGATTTTTTAGGGCACAGAGCTGAAGATTTTTATACAGTTCGTATATCGCAGTGGGAAGCCAAAGCGCATACGGGGCTGTTCTTTAAGAAAGGTGCTATTTGGGTTTATACGGGCGGCATTTTAGGAGAGCCTAAGATAATAGGTGATAAGGAGGATGTGCCACCTGAGGAACTAAGCAAGTACGAACCTGAACGTATCATAGAGGTGCCCAAAGAGTTTGAGAAAGAGTTTAATACTAATATCTACGAGGCATTGATATCGTTAGCTGGTGTTAGTGTAAGGCCTCCAAACTCGCTTTTCACACGCGAAATGGTTAGCACAGTTATGAACCTTCCGCGTGTTACTAACGATTTGGTAAGTATAATGCAAATGGATACTATACTGGAACCTATACTATCAGCGTTACCCGTTGATAGGGCTCTAGCTGTACATATAGACACATCTATACGTGGGGACAACACTGGTATAGCCATAGGTTACTGGTACGACGAAAACACTATCTACATCCCTGTAGCTTTCGGTATCCACAACGAAGGGGACGACATACCTATGCACCTCATAGAGGGCTTAATAACACAAATAGCCCAGCAAAGGCAAATATCCATTGTAACTTCCGATACATACCAATCCTATAAACTACTTCAAGATATCGCTATAAAGACTAGAATCAAAACTCAAACAATATCTGTAGACCAAAACCCAAGCATATATTTTAGCTTAAAGAAAGCTATCATAGATAGGACAATAAACATAACTAGAAATCAACTTTTGATAGACGAGCTTTCTAATTTGCGTTATAAGATTGTAGGCGCTAGTTTCAAACCCAAAATAGATCATTCGCCTAATTCCTCCAAAGACATAGCCGATGCTGTAGCCTCTGTTCACTATGTTTTATTAGATTTAGTGGCTAAAGGTAAAGCTATAAATACAATTATAAAAGAAGAAATACAAAACTATAAAAACAAACTATATCGTCAAATGAACTTAGCAGGATATGTCAAACCTACCGATTTTGTTTTCAAAATGAGTTAGCTACTATGATATTACAAAATATTGCTATTAGTAATGGGAATTCTTCGGTCAAAAATTATACAGTGTATCTTGCTACGAATAATGCATGTAGTGGTAAAGTTTTTAACATAACTTATGGTGATCTATTACAGCACAGAGATGCCAAATTATGCCTTAGGGATTCTTCTGCTTCTAACTTCTTAATCAAAGGTGTTGATGAAATATTTTTAGCGCCGAGAGCTGATTTTTTTGTTAGACCTGACTTGACAACATTAAGTAATAGTACAACTAAGTATGGTAACGGTTATGGAGCTGTTACACATGAGCTTATACGCAATAATGCGCTTGTTGCGCGCCCAGACCCTCAAAGCTCTATTACGAACATACTGATGGAGGGTCTCGAACCACCTAATCCTCCAGCAAGTAGTATTACAGAATTAACCAACATCCGCAATATTATAGATTATGTGTTTTCAAAGCCACATCTCTTATACTCTGTTTTACTCATTTTGCGCAATGAAGGTGGTGCTCAGCACCTTTTTGCAGATCAGGGTAATGTCCCACATCGTAATCAGCTTATATTAAATATGGCGAGAGAAAGAGAATTATTCGTTAATAGATTACATTCTGGCACTCAGTTCGGCATAGCATCATATTTCCATTACGACCGTGGTATATATAAAAGTGTCTTTGACCTCGATATAGCTGACTACATCATTATATCTATTAGTTATTATCCGACGGTTTCACATTCTGGTGTAACTTACGATACTATTCGTAGCTACTACGGCCCACGAATAGACGATTACAGATACTCGGTTTATTCTTTTCATTTATGGCGGCATTCGTTATATGGTGGTTTTGCAGGTGTAGTAGGAGGGAGTGGTTACACTAACGAAGGATATACCTTGCACCCAGAATGCGCATGCAAAGCGCTGAAACTACAAATCGACGCCCAAACACAACAGGTCTTCAAAGAAGGCTGGTACGCCGTACTATACGTTCCAACAGCATTCTATATACTTTTACTATACCTAGCTATGGAAGTACAAAATCGCAAACACGACAGCGAAACTATAAATCAGGCTCTAAGAAGACTGAGTAATATAGAAAACAATGAAGAAAGCTTATTCTATAAAAAAGTCATAAAACGTTTCACAGAAGAGATAAGAAAAGAACCTTTCTTCCAAATCTTAAAATTAGGTATTAGCTATATCAGAGATATGAAGAGAATAGTTGACCGTTCAAATTATAGAGATTATGAAAACCCCTTACAAATGGTGTGGAACTTTTGCAAAGCCCGCTTTTTGTTGGATACTCATGCGGAGATTATAAATAGATACAGAAGTTATATGGATACAAATAACGCAAATAACGAGATTACTAGAAAAATTAATAGATTACAGAGAAGACTAAACATAGTGACTGACTATATAGATAACAAATTTAAATCAATAGGTGATATATACAATAGGATACTTAGAGAAGAACAAAAATTTTTTGATAGCTTATAGATTTAATCTACATTTTTATAAACATCGAGGCCGAGCAATGTATCTATTTTTTTATCCATATCCAATAGTATTTTATAAGCCAGTGCTTGAGTTACGAAGGCTATTGCGAGTGCTTGATCGTACTTAGCTATCTTGTTAAGTACCTCCTGACTGCCGAGTCCAAGTAACTTCCTGACATCTATAAGCTCGTCTACTTCTTTGATAAGATAGTAATCTACTTTTCTTATAGTACTTATTAGCTGATTAGTCCCGAGAGCGTTTAACATATTTTTTCTGATATCCACAGTTTTGCAGACTATATTAGGCCAAAACAAAAGTGCTTCTTCCAATCCAATGTTATATTTCAAGAATACAGAAGCATGAGGTATGCTATAATAAGAGCGATAATAGTAACTCACGAAGAAAGTCATAAAAATATAATATACACCCGTTTTGTAACCATATAGCTTTCTAGTTACCTGTCCTACTGTAACCTGATCAGCATGCTCTAAATCAAAGTAGTTGTTCAGAAAGTTATACATGTCTGTATTTAGAGAATTCGCAAACTTTGTTGTTATATTCTGTTTGGACTTGAGCAGCTGGCCTAGATCCTTTAGACTATATGGTATGATGAAACTATCTGAGTCTACAAATTTTACGAAGATTTCTTCGGGTAGCAGCGCCGTCATAGTTGGATTTGGGTTACTAACGAGCTTGGGTCGTAGTAGGTGTCTAACCAGTATAATCCTACAACTTTGGTCAGTTTATTGAGCAAGTAGTAACGATAAAAGTTTTCTATAAGAGTATGGAAGTTATCTATTTCACTTCTTACACCATACCATATATAGTATTCGTATACGTCGTACAGCATATCATAAAGTAAGTCGTAGTCTTTTATTGGCACATCCATTTTTAGTTTCTGAGACGTTCTATCTAAGAAGAATTTCAACATCTCTACCGCGTCCACGTCTTTTCCCGTTAGATGCCCTAATAGTTCTTTCCCCGCCTTACTACTTTCTAAAAAGACCACCTCTGCCTTGTCTAAAGTAATCTTATCTACCCTCTTGTTTATTTGCTCTATATTTATTTTTTGTTTTACAAGTTTAGGTCCTATGTAATGCCAAGGGATACGAGACTGGCTGTATTGATATAGTTCATCCCTTTGGTAGGTTATAACCTTTATCTTTTCTGGTTCTACATTTTGTTTTTTTAGATGTTCTTTGACCTTTGATACAAGATCATAGTGTGGATTAGGTGGCATACCCTCAACAAATAAAAACGGGACAATACCAAAATCCTTAACTCGTTCGTACGTAATAATGCTGTGATTACCAGAATTATTTAAAATCTCATGTAAGTTGGGCAGTTTAATCGTTGGAGTCTGTCTATGATAGTAGAAGAGATATCCTGGCATGCCATAAATATACTAATATTCTCTAAAGTAGTACATAGTCATAAACAAAGAATGTGGGTACCTCTACCTTTTGTCTTCCATAAACTATGTTATGGATTTTAAGAGCGTATTTGTGTGTGACAAATGCTTGTCCTGAACTATTGAGTCTAAATAAGTCTAATCCATCACTATGCTTATAGTCTAGCATACCGTTTAATAACAGCTGTGTGACAAGATCGGTCTTTATATCTTTACTCGATACCCAAAATCGCAGACGGTTATACAAGTACAACGCCTCTACCAACTGATTATTACCTAATCTCATTTTACTCGCTAATGGACGATATGGAGTATGCAGCGAATTAACAATGTTAGCTATCAAATCTACATAAAAATCGTATTCATACGACTCATCGTATGTCAGACCCATGAGATGCAAAAACTGCATCATAGCTGTTCCATTTAGACTAACTCCTTTCCCAGTGCTCTTGCTTATTTGATTTTCTATATAGGTATTTAGTGTGGTATCAGTACAGGTTCTTACTATTCCGTATATTATGAGGTATTCTATACCAATCTTGAGTGCATGATGTGTGAGTCTAATTTTGCCGTTTTTTTGCTCTATTATACCTAAGTCTAAGTATCTTTCCGAAAACTGATTCCTAACTTGAGGCGACCATCTCTCATTCAAAATCCCATACACATTTACTAAATCGTAATAACTAAAGTTTTTGTGTATGTCCAATAATGTTTTTATGTTTTCTTTTACAAGTAAGTTAGTTTTTATAGGTTTATCGATACTGAGATTTTTATACAATATAACTTTATATCCCAATTGTGTAATCATATTATTGGGTGTTTATGTATTTTAGGTAGCGTTCTTTTTGTCTGATAACATTATATATGTATTGATCTAATGTGCCAATAGCTATTATGTAGTGGTAGGTACATTTATTGGATTTTTGTGAGAAACGGTGAATTCGGTCTTCGGCTTGTAGCATAGTTGCTGGTACCCAATCTGTTTCTGCAAATACTATTTCGTCGGTAGCGGTTAGGGTCAGTCCCTCCGAGGCTACAGCTAATGAAGCGATGATAATGGCTTTCTCGGCCGCGCTAGATTGGAAAGCAGCGACCGCCCTAGCTCTCTCAGCCCTAGAAACCCGACCATCAATAACATAAATCTCATAATCAGACCATGCCTCTGACAACTTCATCTTAATATAATCTATAACCTCGTTATGATGGGCATACACAATAAACTTATTTTTACCATCAAACTTATTTAGTATATAGCTAACAACCCAACGAGCTTTTTCAATGCCTATAAGGCGACGATAGGTAGAAATACGCAAAGCGATGTCTCTTGGTAGTTTAAGGTTAGCTTCCAACATACTCTTAATCTTAGCTTCCTCACTAATAGCTTCCATAAGATTAGTATCCGATGGATTAGCAATATCTATGTTAACAAAGATACGACTCTTAGCAGGTAACTCGGATAACACTTCCTTCTTTAAGCGCCTTATGTATTGATGCGTACTCTTTAGATAAGTTATAAGGCTAGATGCTTTTTCGGCTTCTATCGTACGATAATAACGAGCATGATTACCTGTCCTGTAATAGTACGCCGCTGTCTCACCTTCAAAATTCTTTATAAACTTCACTACATCTTTTATTCCATTTGGCAACATATCAAGCAAACGCAATATATTGTAAGCCTCTACTGGCCTATTCTTAACAAGCGTCCCAGTAAGCCCTAGAATAAATCTAGCCTTACTAGCTAATGGCATTACATTTTTAACACGTTTGGATTTGAGACTTTTTAAATTCTGTATTTCATCAAATACTATAATGTCTGGTTGTAGATTCAAAAGAGAGGGCAGCTTACTCTTAGCTGTAAGAGAAGCGTAATTGATAATATTTATCCTTTGTGGTAGCGGATTTTTTAAAGTTACTCTTGTCAATAAAAAACGCTGTATGTCAAATTCTACAATTCTATCGTACCATTCTTGAATCATTACGTCAGGCGTCATTATGACGACTGTCATGCCTTTACGGTATGTTGCTAGCAGGAATGAAATAGTTTGTACTGTCTTACCTAGTCCTTGTTCGTCGCATAGCAGAAATCCTTTATTCCCATTGCTATAAGCTAACAGAATATGCCTCACACCCTCTACCTGATAATCTCGCAGACTAGGTATCAAACCCTTAACCATTTCAATATCCTTACTGACTGACTTAGCTATACTATCGGGGATGGGTATATCTAAACTTTCGTTTGCATTCGTTTCTAGTTGTTGCAGTTTTTCGTTGATAGCGTCTATATACCTATTCTTTGCACCTAACTCGTAAGCTATGATGCGAGCCTCCACGCTGAGATAATCAAAGTATTGCGACGCGAAGAGCGCAAACTGACGCTTGTCCCCACGCCAAACATTATCAGGCGCAGGACTATACTTAAAACCATGCTTCTTGAGAGCATCCTTTATAACGATAAAATCTTGTGTATTAGCATTATGTACATATGGAAGCCTTATAGCGCAGATGTTATCTTGTACATTTACTGTAAGATACAACGGTTTGTTTTGATAATAGTTGACTGCTTTTACAGGTATTTTCGAGAAGGCCTGCCGAAGGAGGTCGGCCTTAGATGTATCTATGCTGCTCATGGCACCTGTATACTCACCCGCAGGCGCAAGGTATAGAAAATTGGCCAACGTTCCGTCATACTCTACGCCCCGTTCAAAAACCTAATAGTACGATACGGCTGTACAATATAGTTTGCAACAGGCCCACCACTAGATGCAAAGTAAGCATTCCCTAAAAGTACACGGTCGTAACTAATTACTCTAACTCGATCTACATCCCTTACCTCAAACTCTATTGGCAAACTAAACTCCAAAACAAAGCCATGACTATACATGACGTCTTTAATAATTTGTTCATCAACACTGCATAGTATAGGCATATATGCTAAGTCAACTATTTCAATGTTATTACCATTCACAGTTTCAAGCGACTGGGAATAACCAGATTGAAGGGCAATACAAGCCAGTACTAACATGTGGTTAGGTAAGGCGTTTGTGCCTATAATACTATGCAATGGCCTCCCACTACCACTATCGGTACGAGCCTGCAACTTCACTATCATCCCAGTGCGATTAGGATGCTCAGTACTCAGATACCAAACATAAGATTCGGGAATAAATATGTAAGTACCGACTGCAAAATCTTCTTGTGTCATGTTATATATAGTATTATATCGTATCAAATCGTATTTGAAATCGTAACTTAGCCTTTGATCTATATCCTTTACGTTGCTAATTATATACCTGATCTTATTATTAACTATTATGTCATTTTGGTCAAACCCTGCACGACAACAAGTATTTTCTGTATCGTTTCCTGTATTATCTTCTCCATTGTTCAGGTGTCTGAATAACAACAAAAAGCTTAATATAGCCCCTGGTGGCTTCTGATTATTAACAAATGGGTAGTTAGCATATGAGATCCTGTTTGGGAATTGAACAGTAGCCACAGGACTGAGGCTGACACAGTAGCTCATTTTAGATAAATGTTCTGCTATCGCTCTATTAGGAATATTAGTCATATGGAAATATACTTATATTTATTCGTACCTGCGTTTTGGCTCACGGCCTCCGCCAGAGTTGCCACCACCGATTTGGTCAGTTGGCGGAACACCATCTTTGTCGGCGTCGTAACACATCATGTAAT